GCGAGCGTCTCGCGATTGACCGAGAGATGGGATTCGAGCGAAGCGTAGGAGTTCCCGAAGTGAGGGTTCTTCTCGTCGAAGGGAGGGTTCTTGAGCCGTGGAGAGACGGCGACGAATGCGGCCGCGAGGTTCGCAATCGAGCCGGACATAGTGACGGACATATTATTCGGGTTGGGTTGGGTTGGGTTGTTCATCTTGGGTGTTGGGTTGGGTTGGTAAATAGTGACGATGTTCGGGAAGGTTTATCCGGTGAGGGTTGTAGTCGGCGAGCGCGTTCCTAGTGTTATTCACAAGCCGGGAGAGAGCGTCAACAGCCGAAACGAGTTTAGCCGGGTTTGAGGATAAGTCGGAAAGTTTCCCCGCGTCGAAGAGAACCCTCGCGATATGATGCTCGAGGTATTCGACCCGGAGACGGAGGAGCGCGGTCTCGTCTAGTTCTTCGTTCATATTTTGAAGGGGTTAGATTCGCTAGGGTGACGGAACGCGGCTCGGGGAATATGCGCGACGACTGTCGCGTCGGCCGGGTCTCCCCGGTCGGCTCGACCGCCTATCCGGAAGTTTGGGACAACCTCAGCCCGGCTCGAGACCTCGAGGAACCTTGCTCCGTCGGTAAAGCCGAAGAGGAGGATAGCGGGAAGCCCGGTAGCCGCGTTCAACTCTCGGAGACCCTGCCATTTGTCCAAGCCGACGAAGTAGGTCTCGAAGGCTCCGGAGTGATACTCGCGGGACTTAACCTCTAGGAATCCGGCGACCTCGGTTCCGATGATGGGGACGAGAGCGAAGTCATAGGGGGCGAAGGGGGGCATCTCGAAGGGCTGTCCGAGTCCCCATTGCTCAGCCGTCTTATCGGCGAGCCGGCGAGCCCGGTATCGGTCGCGCTCCGTCTCGTAGGTAGGCCGGCTCATCGGATGCGGTCGAACTCCCTATCGGCCATCCTAGCGATTCTCTCGAGCGTCTCGACGAGAGCCGAGACATCCCCGGTCGCGCCGTGTCGGGCGACACCGGCTCGGGCGACCGCGACGATGTCGACGAGGGCTCGCTCAGTATCCGTCCGGGGTTCCTTATGCGGCTCGACCTCGGTCAAGAACTTGGGAGGCCGGCCGTAGCCGCTCCATCGGAAGGAGAGACCCTGCCGGTTAGCCGCATTCAACATTGCCCGGATGGAGTGTCCGAACTTATAGGCGGCTTCCTTCGAGGTTAGTCCCTCGGCTATCGCGAGACGAGCCGCGTCCCGGGAGCGAATGCGGTTAAGGTCGCTCACGGCTGAACCCCCTTGGCGGCTCGCCAATCGGCGATGTATTGGTTGTTGATGTCCTCTTTTTCAAGTCCGGGAAGTTCCATAAGAATAACACGGAACAACTCATTTTCCATCGCATCACCAGCCTTGCGGAGCCGCTCGTTCTCGGCTTGGAGGATTATGCCATTGTTTTCAAAAACATTTGCCGCCATCTGCTGGTCAATCGCTTGTTCGTAAAGTCTGTCGCACTCCTTGTGATAACCAATCAACTCATCCTTCAAACGCTCGTTCTCGGCTTGGAGGGCGGCGAGGTGGTTTGGCTCAACAAGAGTCCAGCCAGCCTCACCTTGAAAAACCCGCCTGTATTTCTCGTTCTCGGCTTGGAGGGCGGCAACCTTGTCCTCAAGTTCAAGGCTCTTGCCGACATACTTGTTCACGCCCTCGCCTGTCGCCTTCCAGTATTTGCGGAGCCGCTCGTTCTCGGCTTGGAGGGCGGCGTAGTCGGCGTGCTTAACATACATACCGTGTTCCGTTTCGTAGACCCAAGGGCGTGTTTCGTGAAAACCTGTTGTCGGACAACTTTCAACAGTCATACCAAAATCGTATCGCTTGGGCTGGCTCACGGTTGCACCCCCTTGGCGGCGAGCCACGCCTTCATCGCTTTCTCAACTTGGTTTTGGGTGTAAGGATAGCCGTTGAAGTTTGCTTCGTGGGCAAGGTGCATCGCATCCCCCGCCTTGCGGAGACGCTCGTTCTCGGCTTGGAGGGCGGCAACCTGTTCCTTTAGACGATGGTTCTCAATCACCTTTTCAGCCGTGAAATTGTGATGGTCGCTCCCAAGGCTCACGGCTGCACCCCCTTGGCGGCGAGCCAATCAAATACTTGCCGAGGATAATCCTGTTTATCAGCAATGCTGTATCCTTTGATGTAATCAGCCATCGCATCCCCCGCCTTTCGGAGCCGCTCGTTCTCGGCTTGGAGGGCGGCGAAATCAAAGTAGCGGATAAAATCTCCATTCGGATTTTCTATTAAATCGAAATCATTCTCCGCATTAACAATCAAAGCAAATCGCTTTGGTTCACTCATCGGAAGACCCTCCCTTCGCCAAGATGGAGACGGAGACGCTCGAGTCCTCGTCGGGTAGATGCCGGAGCCCGGTCGGACTTGAAACCGATTCGGCGAGCCCCGGTAAATCCTAGGTTCCAAGCAAGCCAAGCCGTCTCGACATTGACCTCGACCCCTTCGTCGCGGAGCCGCGAGAAAAGAATCCGGAGATAAGTCTCCGCGTAAATCCGGGAGATGTCGGGGTCGAGCGCGAGCCGGTGAGGATGCTTCGGGAGTCCGTAGTAACCCCGGACTCGGTTAACATCCTCCCAAGCCGGAGAGGTCATTTGGAAGAGACCGAGGTCTCCGGACTTCCCCCGGGCTGAGGGGTTGTTTCGGCTCTCGGTTACAGCGAGCGCGTGAAGGAACTCGGGAGCCGGCTCCGCGAATGCCATTCCGCATATTAGGGAGACGGTTAGGGCTAGGGTTGCGTTTTTCATCGGGAAGGTTCGGCCGGGGTAGAGGAGCGAATCTCCTCGAGGATGAGTTGGAGCATTGCGTCCCGGGCGGCGTGAATATGCTTACACCGGGTCGAGTTGCCCGGGCTCGCGCCCTTGCGAAGCATCGGCTCCCGGCGAACCGTGAAGTCGGGACAATCGCAACGGCCGTTTAGCCGGTAGGCGAGGAGGTCGACGAGGTGAACCTCGCCGGCTCGAGACCGGGAGGGGACTAGGTATCGTCCCGGGGAGTCGTAAGGCTTGGGGCTCATCGTGAGGGGGCGAAGACAGTAACGAAGAACTCCCGGAGCCGGGCGACTAGCGCGGCCGCGAGTTCCGCGTCGGAGTGAGAGAGCCTAGCCTCGAGCGCGTCTCCGTTAAGGTTCGTCGTTATGACAGTCGGGCGGCGGTTGCTCGTCCGGTCGTCGATGAGGGCGAAGAGGTCGGAGGCTATCCGGTCGGTTAGTTTCTCCTTACCGAAGTCGTCGAGGATGAGGAGGGGAGCCCGGCAAAGTCCGTCGAGGACTTCATCGTGCCTTTTGTCGCGGAAGGACTTCATAATCGCGGCCTCGAATGTCCGCATCGAATGGAAGACCGGGGACTTCCCGGTCGCCTCGGCGAACTTCCGGGCGAGAAGGAACGAAGCCCGGCTCTTCCCGGTTCTCGTCGCGCCGAAGATGATAACCGAGCGACGCTCGCTAGGGTTCCAAGCCTCGACAGCCTCGACGAGTTGGAAGGGAAGAAGTTTCGCGTCGGTCTCCCGGATGACCTCGGGGAAGGAATCGAGAGAGGCGACGGCCTCGACCTTCTCCTCGGCTCGACCGGAGAGACGGAGCCGGACTGCCTCCTCCCGGTTTAGTCTCTCGCGTTTGCATATCCCGCATTCGCTCCCGACCGGATACTCCCGGCCGTGTTGATGGCATCGGAGCGTCCCTTCGCTCGCGTGTTCCTTCTCGAGTTGCTCGTTCATCGGTTACGAGTGTTTAAAATCCCCCCTTGTAATCAATCCTCTTTTTCCCCGGTCGCTTCGATGAGGGAGAGGGGTTAGGGGTAAGGGAGTTATCTTCTTTTCTATCCCCTTTTATATATGGGTGAACTCGAGTTCGTCCCCCCCGCGAACTCGAGTTCGTCCCCCCGCGAACCGGAGTTCGTCCCCCCTCGCCGTGATAGGCGACCGAGTTCTCCATCGTCGACCGGGTAGCGATGAACCTCCGGCCTCCCTCGAGTTCCGTAGTCCAAAGGTAGCCGAGCGACTTAAGCCGGGCTAGGGACTTTTGAATACCCCGAGGAGTAAGACGGAGAACTTTCGAGAGGTAGAGGTTGGAGCCGAAGAAGCCGCGCTCGCTCCTCGCCATTCCGTCGACGAGTCCGAAGAGGATTCGGTCGGTAGGCGAGAGCCTCGCGTCCTCGAGGACGAATCGCGGGACGAAGATTCCGGAAAACCTAGGCTCGCCGCAATCGGTAAAGCCGGGCTCGGGTTGGGTAGTGTTGTTCATCGGTTGGGTTCGGTTGGGTTACTTGGGTGAGATGATGTCACGGACGGCTTCGAGTTCCTTTCGCCGGGCGAGGATAGCCGACGCGCCGGCGAGGAAGACCTTCCGGATAGCGACGGCTCGAGAGGAGCCGAGGAGCGAGCGAATCTCCTCGAGCGTCTCGAGTTCCTCGAGCCGGAGCCGGACGCTCGTTTGAAACTCGCGGGAGGCGGGGAGGGTTTGCCCGGTCTCGTCGGAGACGGCGGGAGGGATTGGGTTGTCTTTCATTTTATGGGTTGGGTTTGGTTAAGACTGTTTTACGATTGGGTCGATTTTGGTTAAAGGTAACTCGTCGGACTCGACGAGGACGCGGAGCCCGGGGGACGGAGAGTTGAACTTCCGGAGGACTAGAGTCGAGACTAAGTTATCGTCGGCGATAACCCCGGCGCGGACGACCGCGTCGAGCGTCGACTTCGCTAGGTTGTCGAGGTCGGGTCGGCGAGTCCGGAGGACGACTAGGGAGGTCTCGGACTTCCGGGCTCCGGAGGGGTGCGGGAAGGAGAACTCTAGGGTCACGCGGACAGGCTCCTCGGAGCCGGGCTTAGGGTCGCCCCCTAGCCCTACCCTACCCCTAGGGGTCGGAGAGCCTAGGACAGCCCTTCTCGCCATCCTTTCGAGCCTTCCTAGGAAGTCCTCGGTCGGCTTATGCTTAATCTTCCCGAGGAAGACCCGGCCGGCTCGGGACTTGAAGACCCTAAGCCGGGCTTGCGCCGTCCGGGGGGGCTCCCCCTCGACGAAGATATCGAGCAAGGTTCGCCGGCTCATCGGGCGAGGATGGCGGCGACCTTGCCTCCGAATATAGACCGGGCTTGCGTCGGCTCGTCGAGGACGAGGAACCGGAGGTCGGGGAATGCGTCCTCGCTCCCCGGGAGGGTAGTTAGTATCTCCCCGGATAGCGTGTCAAAGAACACCGGGGAGACGGCGACCCGATGCCAAACCTCCCGGAGCCCGGAGAGGTCGACCTCCGGGAGAGGCTCGCCGGCTCGCTCGGAGTAGAGGCAAACGAGCGCGGTCTCGACGAGGGCTAGTTCCTCGACCGACCGGGAGCCGTAGAACCGGAAGAGCGCGGAGGCGATGGGTCGCCCGGTAGGTAGGCCGGTCTTCATTTGCGGCCGAGCCCCATAAGGGCGGCGAGGATGAAAGCCCCGAGGCAAAGCCCGAGGGAGACGAGGAAGGTCTCGCTCGAGGAGAGTGAGGAGCCGGGCTCGACGAATAGGAGGAGGTTCATTCTAGGGGTTGGGTTAGAAGGTTTTTGGGATTAGGACTGAACCCGGTTCTCGATTTCGTCCCAAGTCGCCGCGTTCTTCTTATTCCGGCGACCGGTGTCCGAGAGCATCTTCGCGACGAAGAAGGCTTGCCGGGGAGAGAGGGGACGCTCGACGAGTTGATTCGCGAGAGACTCGGCGAAGGTTTCGCGGTTAGGGTTGTAGGTGTCGCGGTCGGCGACGGCGCGGTCGGCGAGGCCGGCGAGGATGTCGGCGAACTTCTCGCGGCGACCGGCGACCCGGGCTTCGCGCTCGGCGACCTCGGCGCGATGCTCGGCGGCGAGGGCTTCCTGCCTAGCGTCGCGACGCTCGCGCTCCTCGGAGGTAATCCCGGCGCGGACGGCGCGAGGGTCGGCTCCGATGCGCTCGGCGCATTGCGTCCCGATGCAAACCTCCGCGCCCTCGGGAGTCTTGCAGATGACATTATGAATGATGCCCATCCCGCAATGCGCGCAAGTCCCGGCGTTAGGATACTGAGCGAAGATGCTCGAGACCGCGCCTTGGTAGGCTTCGGGGTTGGATTCTTGAAGTTCCCGGGAGGGGAACGAGACGAAGGCGATAACTCGGAGGTTGCGGAGGTTCATCGGTAGGGAGTTGGGTTACTTGGACAGTAGAACCCAACCGAACCCGCGAGGCAAGTCGAAAGAACACTTTTTTTAAGGGGGGTGGACAGCCGTTCACTAGTCCCCGGGGAACCCTGTATTTACCTAGGGTCTATCCCGGCCGGGCATAGGAAGCCCCGGGAGGGCAACACTCCCCCCGGGGCTTTGCTAGTTAGGGGACTAGCAACTCCCGCCGATGAAATCGGGAGCCCTTACGCGATACCCAACCGAATATCCCGGTCGGGTCAACCGCGTGTTTTCCTCGGGCTTTTCCTCGCTCCCTTTCGCCGGGGCTTCTCGACCTTCTCGACCTCCCGGGAGAGCCGGGCTCGAATCCATCGAGTCCCCGCGTCGAGAATCTCGGAGCCGAAGAGACAGATAACCCCGACGACGGAACCCCGGAGACCGGGGCTAGTGATATAGCCCGAGCCCTCGAGACCTATCGAGACGAAGAATCCTAGAATCGAGGCGAAGAGAACTCGTCGGACAATCCAACCGGGCGAGACCTTCTCCGGGTCGAGTAGAATCCGGGCGAAGCCGGCGAGACCTCCGAGCCCGGAGGCGACGACTCCCTCGCGGAGATAGTCGGTAGAGGAGCCGGCGTCGAATGCGCTCATCGGCCATCCTTCCTCCGGTAGCCGTCTCGCCATAAGACCCGGGCTATCTTCGTCGAGACCGAGCGAACCTCCCTCTCGGTCAACTTCCACCGGGCGAGGTGCGCGGCCTCGTGAGCGAGATAGAGGAGCCGGCGATAACCCTTAAGCGAACTGTTGAGGACGATTGTTCCGTCGACGACCGCCTCGCCCCATTTCGTCCGAAGCCTTTTGCTAACTATCTCCTTAACCGGGATAGTCAGCGGCTCGGCTTTCGCTTTTCGCTTTTGCATTTCGGGGAGGATGAGAACTTAGAGAGGACAAACCGCCAGCCGGCGAAGGCGACCGCGAGCCCGAGCAAGCCGAGAGGGGGAGCGACGACCCAAATAAACCAATCGGCCGAGACGACGAGGGTAACGAGGACAGCGGCCGCGCCGCCGGCCGCGACGATAGCCCCGACCTTCCGGCCTCCGGGAATGAGAGAGCCGAGGGCGGCGAGGACTACCCCGAGGGCGAAGAGCCCGGCTCCGAAGAGGGCGAGGAGGTAGTTCCGACGCTCGGCCTCGGCCACCTTAACAGCCGCGAGAGCCGCGCTCGCGACTCCCTTCTCGCGCTCGTAGGATTCCCAAGCCGCATCCCTCTCCCTTTGTAGTCGGTCGGCCTCGTTAGCCGCCTTGCGATAAGCCTCCTCGAGACGCTCGCCGGCGAGAACCTTAGAGACCCGGTTCTCGGCCTCGAGCCGGTCGGCCTCGGTAGGCTTCGAGAGGAAGGAGGAGGCGACCCCTAGTTCGAGGGAGACGGCTTCCTTGGGAGTCCCTCCGGGGTTGTCCTTATTCGCCCGGCTCGCGGCTAGGACGGCGGCGGCGGCTTTGCTCTCCGATGCGTCGGACTTATCCGCGTAGATGTCTGCCCGGGTAGCCGAGTCCGGGTTCCCGGCGACGACGGCCGGGGCTACCGTAACCGTCGGCTTAGGGAGTTCCGGAGTCCTCCAAAGGAAACAGCCCGACAGCGGGAGGACTAGCGAGAGACCTATCGCCCGGGAGAGCATAAGCCGGAGGACTTACTTACCCTTTTTGACGGAGTCGAGGAACTCGCGGGAAGCCGCGACCTTCTTCGAGTTCGCGTTCTTGATGCCGGCGACGAAGCCGACCGCGAAACCGATGACGAGAACGACGATAGCGGGGAGAATGTCCATAGGTTTAACCTCCCGGGAAGGTATAGATTAAGAGGTCTTCCTCTTAGTCGTAATCGAGTCCTCGCCCTTAGTGACCGTCACTCGCTCGCCCTCGACAGTTACTGACATAGGCTCGGGGTTCCGGTCGAGCCGGTGGACAAGGTCGGAGATAATGGCGACCTCGGGCTTGTCCTGCTTATCTTGAGTCCCGGTGATTCCTTGCAACATTCCGATTAGCGCGGTCGCGGCTCCGGCGATTAGGCCGATAACCGGAGCGTGACTCTCGGCCGGCAGGAACGCGAGGGAGCCTACACCGATAAGGACGAGCCCGACTAGGTAGGCTAGCCCCGAGCGTCCGATATGGCGACAAGCCGCGTCCTTAGCGGACTCCTTCGGCGAGGGCTTGGGTTCGTTAGGGTTAGCCATTCGAGGGAAGTTCTTCAACTTTTACGAGAAGACCGAGGTTAATAGGGCTAGGCGCATCGGCCGGAACATCGACGAGGATTTCGGATTCGGAAGCATAAACAGCCCATCCGGAAAAAGACGGCCATAAGACATAAACTATCTTCGGAGGACACTCGGAGCAATCTACCTTAGCCCCGAGGAATGTTATTCTAAATCTTTTCATTAGTAGGAAATGCTGAGGAAGCCAGCGAGGAACCGCCATCTTGAGGAGGTAACGGAAACGCTCTCATTCCTAGCCGAGAAGTCGAAGGACATAGCATTCGCTCCGCTAATGCCGGTCGGCCCCGCCGAAGATGTCGCTATCTGAAACCAACCCGGCGCGGCTTCCGTCCGATGGAATAGGGTAACGGTTCCATTCTCGGAGATAATCAAAAAGTCCGAAGTTGTCGCGGTTGTAGACTTGGGTTGAGTAAATGTCGAGTTAACATAAGACAAGGAAGTCCCATTATGAACCGCTAACTGAAGAGGATTCTCTCCGCTTATACGGATTCCGAAACCCTTTCTCGCTAGGGCTCCTCCGTTATCAGTCCCGAGCAAAGTCCCATAGTTGGCATTAATGACGCTATCATTTGAAACCGTCCCGGCCGTCGAGACAAGGAGGGGCGCGATTCTGAATGAAACGATAATGCGACTCGAGAAGTTGATAATCCCCCAATCCCTAGCCCCCAAGGAGCCGACCTGTCCGTTATTCGCTTGGAACCTTCGGGTCGCGTATCCGACGACTCCGGGGTCGGGGCTGAGAACGGTAACTCCAAACATCGAAGAGTTAGAAGCCGCGCCCACGCCGGATACCAACCCGATAGAAGACGCTCCCGGAAGTAATCCAAACCCCGGGGTCGCCCTGTTGATGATGACATTAAAAGGACTCGCCGCCCTAGTCGCGTCAACTCCGATAGAAGCCTCTCCGATATTAGCCAACTCGACGAGCCCGGCTGTCGAGTCCGTAGCCGTGACTATTCCGAGGTTCGCCCTCGCGGTCGGAGCGTCGCCGATTCCATCGAGGTTCCCGGCTTTTGACAGATAGAGCGCGGCCGCTTCGTCCTTTCCGAGAGGAACATCGAACTCGATGGGGCTCGCGGGAGTTTGCTCGAAGAGGTCGTTCCTAACCGTCGCGTTAGTTTGAAGGACAGTCGTTTCCTCGCCGGCCTTTTCGAGCGAGACCTCGAGGGTAGCCGGTGTCGAGGTCTCGCCGGAGAGCATCTCCTCGACCTCGACCGTAGCGAGGGAGATGTTACCGGAGTAGCCCGGAACCTTAATCGCCGGGGTTGAGTTGACGACGAATCCGTTAACTCCGGTCGAGCCGTGATTATGCTCGACCGTGATATCGAAAGTCCGGAAGCCGACTTGAGAAACCGAGACGAGGTTAGTCAGATTGTCGAAGGTCGAGACGATAGCCTCGAGCCCGGCGGCTGAGATATTGTAAGGGACGGCGGCTGAGTAGGAGCCGGAGCCGTGTTTATACCAAGTCAGAATAAAGGAGCCGCCTAGGACATTGAGGAACTTAACCCGGGTAATGGAACGGTGGCCGTCCCAAGCGTAGATTGACGAGACCGAGGAGGTCGCGGCCGGGAGAGCCGAGAAGGATGTCGCGAGCGCGGCCGGGCTCCGGGTGAACCGGATAAGTTGAGACGAGCGAGTCGTCGCGTCTCCGGTTACGGCCTCGATTGCAACGGTAGCCGACCGGGGGAATAGGTTGTCCGCGTCGGCCGTAATCTGAGAACGAGCCCCATTGAAGTTAAAGGTTATTAGGAACGACGCGCCGGGCTGTCCGTCCGTTCCGGCGACGACCTCGACGGTTACATTCCCGGCGGCGTTAATCGTCCCTAGGGAGTTGAGGTTATCCCTAATCTGCTCGGCTGTCGCATTAACCGGAAGGGGAGGGGTCGCTTGTCCCGCGTATGAAAGGCGAAAGGTTCCGGTTATGGGCTTCTCCTCGAGTTGGCCGATGGCGACCCGGGCTAGCCAACCGGACGCGCCATAGTCGACAGCCTCTAAGCCCCCACCGGAGCCGGAGCCCCGGACTAGGACAATCTCGAGAGGCTCGGTATCCCCTTGCCTAAAGTCCGGGGAGACCGTCCCGGTCAAACCGAAGGCGAATGGCAATAGTTCCCGGCGGTCGGTGTCGATGATGAGACGCATTATTGGACAAGTCGGGAGATGAGTTGGGTCGGGACGGCCGCGAGAGTCCGGCTATTTCCCGAGCCGTCGGTTAGCCTAACCTCGAGAGCCGCGACGACGGACTTCTCGCCGGCTAGGTTCTCCTCTACATCAACCGAGGTAAGGTCTAGAGTCCCGGTGTTCCTCTCGTATCCGACGAGATTGTTCTCGGTCGCCCACCCATCATTGACGGCGAGGGCTTGAGGCTCGTAGGTCGAGGTTATCCGGTAGACACCGGCTCGGATTGTCTCGACCCGGACGAGGGAGCCGGTCGCTCCGGTGAAGCCGGCTCGGATGGCCGAGGTTACGGACTGAGCCGAGGAGCCGGCGAAGACTTGCGCCGAGTAGGTCGCCGGGTTTCCGTCTCCGTCGAGCCCGGAGAAGACTAGGTTGACGAATCCGGACGCGGCTCCGCTAGTGTCGACCTCGACGACCGCCGGGACACCGGCTGAGACCCAAGCGACGACCGGGGTAGCCGAGCCGGTCGGAGTCGTAGTCGAGTTGGTTAGCGTAGCCGACGCGACGGCTTGCCTCTTGAACCTCAACAGCCAAACCGGGAAGGTCGTCGGGCTCGATGCTACCGCGTCGAGGAAAGCCCCGGCTGAGTTAGGGACGAGTTCCGAGTCGTCGACATTTAGGACGAGCGTCGAGTTATTGAGTTGATGGGTTACGAGGAACCCGGAGCCGAAAGCCTCGACGAGCAAGGGGGCTCCGGATGAGACTACATCTCCGAGGGTGTTCATCTCCTCGAGTTGGGTCGCGGTCGCGTCGAAAGGGAATGTCAGCGCGTTCCCCGAGCCGTCGGTAATCGTGAAGGTTCCTCCGGACGGAGTGTTTGACTCGACTCCGGTAAGGACTGAGACCTCCTCGCCGGCCTCGAGCGCGACCGGCTCGAATGGCAAGTCGGATAGGCTAGTCCCCCGGACGAGCGAGACCTCGAGGTCTATCGAGTCCCCGGAATGGAAGGTCGGCGACTGAATCCCCGCGAGCAATCCTGCCCGGGCGAGGAGGGTCTTCTTCTCAATGTCGACGATGAGCCGGAGGGAGGGCATCAAACCTCCCCCCTAGGTCAAACCTCCTTGCCAACCCTAGCGAGTGAGCGTCTCGGCTCATCGCCTCGAGCGACATCCTAAGAATGTCTCCGTCGTCCCTAGCCCCGGCGAGCCGGGCTCCTCGCCTCCATCGGTAATGCCCGACGACTTGAGCCGGGCTCGCGGCTCGACCGTCGTATCGCTCCCAATAGAGCCGGGCTGTCGAGAGCCGGGAGTCTATCCCGGACAAGGCTAGGACAGCCGGGCAGATTGACTCGTCCTCACCTCCGGGATTGTAGCCCTTGGCAACCCAACCCCGGAGGACATCCGGGAGAAGCCGGGCGACCTCGGCCGGCATCGAGTAGGCGAGTCCTAGCGCGGCTCCGGCTCGCGAGTGATGGACTATCCCGGCGAAGCCTCCGACCTCTAGGAAGCCGGGCTCTATCAAAAGGGAGTCCGCGTCGAACTTGACGACCCGGGACGCTCCCTCGCCGGCTGAGGCTAGTTCCCGGGCTACCCCTAGGACTGCCTCCGAGCCGTGAAGCGACTTCCCCCGGGCGAAGTCCGAGACCCTCAGTTCCTCCGGCCTCAGCCATTCGCAACTTGCGAAGGAGGCTAGGTCTCTCGACTCGACGACGAGCCGGAGTTCCCATTCCCGGGGAATCGAGGCGACCGCGAGCCGAGCCAACTCTAGGTCGGAGCCCCGGGCGAAGACGACGACCCGGGTAGGGGACATCATTCGGGGGGCTCCGTATCGCTACCTTCCAAATCAGTCACCCCGGTATCGATATAGCGGAAGACAATCTTCGCGGCGTAGGGGAAGAAGATGTCGGAACGGAGAACTTGAAAGACCTTGTAATCCCCGAGGTCGTCCTTCCGGACAAAGGCAATAGGGATAAGAGCCGAACCGACGAAAGCCGAATAAGCCTCGAAGAGTTTCGCCCCTTGGGTTAGGACTATCGAAGTCCCGAATAGAACCGGAGCCTCGAGAGTAGATGGGAAGCCGTGAGAACTCGCGCCGAGGTCTACCTCCCCCATCGACTCGCAAGTTATAGGGTCGACCGCCGACTCGCTCTCCGCGTCCTCTCTCGACTTAACCTTTAACTTTACGCTCCAAGGAGCCGCGCCGCTAGACCGGCTAATCGCGATAAAAATAACCGTATCCTGCCCGGCCGCGATATTAGCCTCGAAGGTGTAGTTATTCCGGTTGTCGAGGACATTAGGAATCGGGACGGAGGCGAGTTCGCTTATCGGGGTAACTGTCGAGTCGAACCCTACCCGGTAGGATTCCTCGTTAACCGAGAACGGCTGAAGCGTCGACCCTCCGGATGATTGAGCCGCCCCGAAGACCCTCCCCTCCTCGAGCCTAAACCAAATCTTTCCATTCCGGAAGGCGAGCGCGTCGACGCGGAAAGGAGTTAGCGTCTCCGAGGAATCGTAGACCTCGACGCTCGAGCCTCCCGGGGTCTCGCGAATGTAGGTCGAGGAACTCGAGACTAGCCGGGCTCGGTCGATTGCTCTTCCGAGACCTTGGAACATCGACCCCGAGAACTTCTTCGCCGAGCGCGAGACCGGGCGAATCCCGGAGCGATTGGGAGCCGAGGAGTCGAAGTTCGAGGACTTCATTAGACGACCTCCGTCTCCTCCTTGTAGATTTTAGGATGCCAACCGAAGACACCGGAGAGGATGCATTCGAAGGAGACCTTAATAATCCTACCCTTCGCGTATCGCTCGAAGTTGAGCGACGAGAGTAGCCAACTCCTCTCGACCGTTCCCTCGGCCTCGAAGGTTTCCTCGTTAGGATAGGAGTTAACAAACTGCTCGGGGACGAGTTGAATCTCCCCGAACTTTCCGTCCTTCGAGTAAGTCGTTACCTTCTTCGCTATCGCCAACTCTTCCCCCTCGTCGTTCTGCTCGAAGTAATGACCCCGGACAACGACTTGAGGGGAGTAGAATGATTTCACCCCGACGAGATTCCCAACCCGGCCGAGGTCGGTTAGTTTTGCCTTTCCGTCGGCTACCTCCTTCGCGGTCGGGTCGACGAAACAGGCGAAGGAGTTATCCTTCGGATTCCACCGGGAGCCGTTAAGAGGGTCTTTATAGGAGCCGGCTATCTCAGAAAATGCCGGGTGAGTCTGAATGGGCTCGGTCGATAGCGTCGCGGCTCCCTCGACTACAACCTCGGAGCGTTTATTCTGACTCTCCGGGTTGTCGATTGAGACGAGTTCGACAGTCGTCGTCTCCATCTTCCCCTTAGTGTAGACCCGGGATAACTTATGAACCCAAGCGCCCCGATGAAACTCTCCCGGCTTGGGGAGAGGAGTAGCCATCAACTCAGTTATGGTTCCATCCTCTCCCCGGTCGTCGTTCCGGACTAGGGTTAGAGTCGTAGTAACGAAGCCGTAACCGTCGGAGTCGGTTCGCATTCCGACTTGTAAAAGAGGGGTATAGAGCGCGTCGCCGTGATACTCTCTAGAATGGGGAAGGGCTACTTCGGACATCAAACCTCCCCTCGCGGGAAAGGAAAAGCCCCGGGGTCTCCGGGGCTTTAGATTAGTCGGGCTTAGACTTTAAATCAGACAACCTCGCCGGCGAGTCGCTCGAGGAACCGGAGCCGGGCGGCGGCGAGCGAGGCGAGCCGGGAGTCGAAGACGCGACCGACGCTATCGACCGAGCCGGCCTTAGCCGCGCTCGCGAGCATCTTAGCCGTCGACCGAGCCGTCGAGAGAGTTTTCGCCCTCCATTCCGGGGAGAGGTTAGAGAACTCGGCTCGGAGCCGGCATTTCTCGGTTTCGGTTAGGCGAATGTTTTTCATCGGGTGGGTTGGGTTGGGTTGGGTTGGAGATTAGTTCGAGGCGACGCGAGCGTCGTAAGCCTTAAGAAGACCGGAGCAATCTCCGGCGAAGTATGCGGCTCGGTTATAAGCCCCGGCTCCGCGCCGGCTCTTCTCGAGGGACTTCATCGAGATTTCCGAGGCAATCATCCGAGCCCGAATAACGGCTCGGGCGACCGGGCGAAGGTGGGATTGCCAAGGGGTTTCGAGGAGGTCTCCCATCGACTTCTTGAACTTCGTTCCGTGGCAAGTTATCCGGCTACGGCGAATCTTCGGGGAGAAGTCGTAGAATGTCGCGGACTTGAGGACTGACATAGCCTTTCGGAGTTCGGGGCTCTTCGAGAGTTCGACGAGCATTTCCCCGGATTCGTTCCGGGTGTAGGTTCGGCCATCGGCTAGTGATGCCGCGTGAATGTCGGTCAATCGCTCGAGCGCGGAGGCGACGGCGGCGAGGACTTCCGGGGAGTATGTTTTTCGGGTGTTCATCGGGTTAGTTATTGGGTTGCGGGTTCAAGATGAACCCTACTCGAAACTAGGTCAACTCTTTAAAGCATCTTTTTTTATAACCCGGTAGGGTCATTTATACCCCTTAGAAATGCCCTAGGAAGCCGGCTTCTCCCCCTACCCCTAGTCCTACCCCGACCCGGGAGCCCGGCTAGCCTAGCGACCCGGCTAGGCCGGTTCCTCAGTAGTCCCCGGGCTCGACCCCGGAACCCTCGGCTCCACCTGCCCGGAGCCTCTCGGCCGTCTCCTCGGTCGCGTCCGCAATCCGGGTAAGGGTCGAGAGGGTGACATCCGGGGCGAAGGCGAAGCCGCCTCCCCCGACAGTTTGTATCGCTTGCGCGACGATGCCCGAGGTCGACGCGGTCGGGAGCGTAGTCCCGGGAGTCGTCCCGCCGGCGGCGGCGGCGTCGGCTCGAGCCTTAGTCGCTTGCCTAGCGGCCTCGGCGATACTCTCCGGGGTAATCAACTCGATACCCTTAACAACCCCTCCCAATCCGGAAAGTCCTTTAAGCCTGTTGATTTGCTCGGCTAGTTGCTCCGGTGTCTTCTCAGCCATTCCGAGAACGCTCTCGGCCGAGATTCCGGACTTCTTCATCGCGGCGAGGAACTGCTCGGATTGAACCTTCCGGAAGAACTCGATAGCCTCCGGGCTCGCGTTAGCGAAAGCCCCGGAAACTCCGGTTCGCTGAAGTCTAGCCTCGGCCGTCGGGAAAAGCCTTCGCCCGAAAGTCCGTCCGTAGAAGTCGCCATAGGTTAGGAGAGCCTCTCCGCGAGGAGAGAGAGCCCGGGTGACTCCGGTAAAGCCGGCTTCTTCGCCTCGTCGGAACTGCTCATCAAGTCGGGCTTGCTCGTTCTCATTAAGTTCGTCGGTTCCGAATGTGCCGCCGAATGAACCGACGACCCCGGCCTTTATGTTATTCCATCGACGCTCCATCCTCTCGAGAATCTCATCCATCCGTTGCAACTTCGCGACCTCGATATCCGAGAGGATTGGAGCGTCGGCCATATTTCTCTTGAGACCGTCGAGGTCTTGAAAGAGGGTCATCGCGTCGACGGCGGCTCGGTTCCCGAAGATTTCCCGGAGAGCCGCGACGCGCTGAGGAGTCGTCAAATCCTTTAGTCCGTTTGCCATCTGCTCGAATGCCCGACCCGGGTCGTTCTGAGCGATAACCTCGGCGGTCACTCCTACCGCCTTCATAGTCTCAGCGAGTTTCGTGTCGCGCCCGGCGCGGCTCATCGCGAGCCGGAGTTTGTCGAGGAGACCTCCGGCCTTCTCGGAGGTAATGCCAACCTCGTTAGCGGCGAACTCTATTTTCTGAAGGTCGGAGGTAGAGACCCCGAACCGGGCGGCTCGGTCGGCGACATCGCCGAACTTCTTCGCCGCCTCCCTCATCATCGAGTAACCCTTTACAACCCCGGCGGCGGCGGCGGCGAATCCGAGATAGCGGGTCGCGAGCGAGCCGGCGAACTCGGAAGCCTTGCCTCGGAGGGAGTCGAGTCCGCGCTTAACCTCCGAGCCGTCGAAGGAGGCTTTAACTTTGATTTCCGCACCCATTTACCTTCCCGGCTTGGTAGCGGCTCGGGGCTTCCTCATCGTCGCCGCGACCTTAGCCTCGGCCTCCCGGATGGCCGCGTCGACCTCGGGCAACTCGTCTTCCCTCTCGGTAGTAAGAACCTCCATCTCGGCTCCCTTGCGAATCGAGCCGGCGACATAATACCAAACCGCGAGTCCCTCCGGCATAGTCCAAACCCTCTCTTCGTCGAAGCCGGCCTCGATGAGCGCGGTCGCGACGGTAAGAGTCCAATGGACTCCTTTCCCTCCTCCCCCCTTCGGCTCGAAGAAGAGCGACGGAGGAGTCGAGAACTCCTCGACATAGTCCGCGAATGCGGCCGAGTGAAACTCGAGGAGACCGGGACGGCGACGCATCTTGACCCCGGCGAACCAATCGGAGAACGACGAGCCGGAGACAGCCTCGAGAGGGTCGTCGAGCGAGCATATGCGAACCGCGAGGATGAGGTCGACGGCTGTCGCCCGGCTACCGGGATTGACGAAGGGCGAGCCGATAGCCTCGAGCGCGAGCCGGTGACGCATCGAGAAGGGCTTTAGCAACCGGCCGAGGACTCGGCGCGGCCGGGCGAAGAACACTCCGAGGAAACGGTCGTCTCTCATTATCGCTCCCGGGTTGGGAAACAAAAAGCCCCGGGGTCTCCGGGGCTAGTCGCCGGCTACCGGGAGAAGTCCGGCGGCTCGAGACCTAGGAACTCCCAAGCCCGGGGAGTTAGCCGGAAGGAGCGAGCCCGGCGACCGGGCTTAGCCGGGAAGAGGTTCGGCTTCCGAGCCGGGGTCTCCGGGACAGGACTCTTAGCGACGAACCCCTTCTCCTCTAGTTCGGCCGCGTGAGTGAAGACGGCCGAGGGGGATATCCCTCCCATCGCGTCGGCGATATCCCGGAAGGTCGGGGGCATACCGAGTTCCGACATCGTCGAGACATAGGCTCGGAGGAACTCGACTTGCCTCTCGGTCGGCTCCGGGTTGTAGGCTCGAGGGCTCATTCGGCCGGGAGCGCGTCGCGCTCGTCTATCGTCTCGACGAACCGGGCGAGGTTGGTAAGGTCTTGAGCCGAGGCGACAAGTCCGTCGGCGAGGTCTTCGCCGGCGAACCTATCGAGGAGGCATACGAGCCTCCTCCGTCGGCCGATGGCGGCGATTGGGGAGCCGGCCTCGAGGACGAGGTCGCGGAGAGAGGACATTGCCTTGATGCGGTCGGCTCGGTTAGCCGGGCGAACCCGGTAAGTTATAGCCTCGACCTTGGCGCGGAGCCCGAGAGGTCGGGCTTTCTTATTTTGGTTTTTGGTTTTCATCGGTTGGGTTGGGTTGGGAAGTTAGCGTCCGAAGATGTAGCCGAAGACGGCCGCGTCGAGAGTCTTCCTCCCGCCGTTATGCTCCTCGAGGGCTTGCTCGACCTTGCGCTCGAGGTGGCCGTCGAGGGCGGCGAGGAAGTCCTTTCCGATTCGCTTCCCCCTTTGCTTCGCGAGTCGCTTGATTGCGGCCGGCTTGATAAACTGAGTCTTCATCGGTTGGGTTGGGTTGGGATTAGAGATTCGCCTCGAGGGTCTCAGCGACGACCTCGTCGAGCGAGAGGTCTTCCCGGGCTTCCCGGATTTGATTCTTAGCCCGGTCAATCGCGAGGGGGCAGACGAAGCCGTCCTCGCCGGGCTTGGCATCGGCGAGAGCGAGGGCGAGGAGCGCGGTCTCGGTATCGAACTCGGTTCGCTCAATCTTCGCCTCGACTTGAGCGAGCCGGGAGCGATTGCAGTTAGCGAAGGTCGCGCAAGCGTCGAGGTAGTCCGAGAGCGACCTCTCGGCGATTCGGGCGAGGCAAGCCTTAGCCTCGAACCGGGAGGGCTTCGAGCCGGCTTCGCGGAGGAGAACCTCGAGCCGGGCATAGAACTTGAACTCGTCCCGGTCGAGGTAGGGGTTTCCTTCGACGATGCCGGAGAGGTTGAGTTGAGGGAGGGACTTTTTCATCGGGTTAGTTATTGGGTTGCGGGTTCAAGATGAACTCCCCGGTGAATAGGTCAATACCTTATCTCGTCTTTTTTTTATAAATCGGAGGGGGGATTTATACAGGCCGGGAACCCTGTATCTATCGGGCTTCCTAGCCTAACGAAGAGCCCGGCTCGCGGCCGGGCTCCCTTAACCTCTCCGGTCTCCCGGTTAGGAAATCGACTCGTAAGCCGTCCCGCGAATCGAGACCGACCGCCAGCCCTTTTGCTGGCCGCGAACCGTGACGGAATCGACGAGGATATTCGACAGGTTGCCGGCAACCTCGCCGCAATCGTAGGAGATTTTAGAGCCGGGCTGAAGAGCCGAGAAGCCGGTCTCCTTAATCAGTCCGTTAATCGTGACCCCGACAGTCCCGGAGGAATAGCGGACGGTCTTCGTAACGCCGTCCTCGTCGGCGGCGGTGTCCTTGTTCTCGAAGCCGGATTCCGCGTCGAAGTCGGTAACATAGAGACCGGCATAGGTATTCGTTCCGTAGACGATTGCTACGCCGTGAGACTGAGGGGAGGACGGAGTCGCCATTTCCTATCCCGACCGCGTCAACTTTTAGTCGAGGGGAATGTCGAGGCAGACGAGAGCCGAGAGAGTGAGCGTGTTCCCGAACTTGCGCTCCTCGCGACCCTCCTCGTCCCCGACGAGGTTAAGGTCGTAGAGGATGGAGTCCTCGGGCATAAACTCTTCCACTAAGTCAGCGTCGACGATTGCGTCCCGGACGGCCGAGACGGTATCCCGGTGAGAGCCGAGCGCGTCCTCGCCGTCGGCTAGGCTGAGGACTTGAACCTCTATCGTTACCTCGTAGTTACCCGAGAAGGGGTCGAGGTCGTCCGGAGTCCTAGCCCCGGAAGCGTAGACGATGGCGGCGGGGACTGTCCGGTCGTCGGAGGTTTGGCCGTTATGAACGACGAGCCCGGCTACCGAGGCCGAGAGGACGGCTGAGATTGCGTCCTCCATAACGGAGCGAGGGTTAGAGGCCGGCATAATGCTCCCCCCGGGGTCAACCGTCGCGGCCGTATATGGCCTCGAACTGACTAGCCCCGGTCTTCGAGCCGAGTCGCTTTTTCATAACCGCCTCGATAACCTTCCGCATTGCCCGAGTTCGGTTCTTAATCGCCCGGTCGGTATAGCGAAGCCGGCTGTCGATGTTCCCCGCGTTGCCTATTGAGTTTTGAAGGGTAATGGCGAAATCGAGGTTCATAGGACTTGACGCGTTCCATTCGGTCGAGCGTCCGTTCCCTTTCTTTCCGCTAATCCAACTGTCAATCTGAGGCTCGCTAGTCCCGCCGGGCTTGGGAATCCGGAAGCCGGCATCAATCCAACCGCCCTTAACTTTGCCAATCCGGGAGATGAGCGACTTCCCTACCGAGTTGATTAGCGACCGGGTATCCTTCCGACCCTCTAGGACGATGAGTTGCCGGAAGCCTTGCTTCCGCGAGTAGGAATCCAACTCCTCCCGGTAGGGAGTCCCGCCGACTCCCCGGACGACCCGGAGGCTACTCGGCCGAACCCGGCCACCGGCGACACCGGCGAAGGTAGTTCCCCCCCCGCTACTCCTCGACTGAATAGAGGATTCTCCGTCGGGCTTAATGAACCTCTTAAGATTGTAGAGAGCCTTAGCCGGGTCGACGAGCGCGGCTCGCATAATGCGGAAGATGACCGAGCCGAAGTTCTCCTCCCGGTATTCGCCGGACTTAGTCTTTATCCGGGTAGACCTAACCTTCCCGCCGTCGCTAAGAGCCTCGATAGCCTGTCTCTCGACATCGGCTAGGGAGGTCGGGGTCTTCGTCCCTCCGAAGAAGTTCGACAACTTCGTTTGCTTCGTCGCCTCGCGTCTCCATTTACCGAGGAAGTCCCGGGCGAGGATGTTAAGGATAATCGGATTATCTAGGTAGGAAGCCTCGCGGAGAGAGAGACTCCCGGCCGAGCGATGGATTTTATGAAGGTCTTTAAAGATTCGCTTCTCCATCGTCTTTCGAGCCTTCGACTTTAGTCCGTTCTTCCCCCATAGGGCTCCCGCGTTGGGGAGCGCGAGGCCGGCTAGTTCGATTGCAAGCCGGCGGGACTCGGCTCGGAGAGCGTCCCGGACGGACTTCCCGGTCTCCCGGGCTATCCCGGACAAGGCTTGCCCGAACCCCTTAGCGTCGACCGAGTAGGACAGCCCGGAGGGGAGGGCAGATTGCCTCATTAGAAATCCCGGGGTTCGACATCGACGCGAACCCAAGCCGCGAAAGCCCGGCTCGAGACCGCGTTAATCGTGAACTCCCGCCCCTCGATAATGACGACCTCCCCGGTCTCCGGTAGCCCGGAGAAGGGAGCCGCGAGCAAGGTTGAACGGACGAACTTAACCGAGTAACTAGTCGAGTCCTTAAAGCCGCCGGCCATAAGGGACTCCCCGACTTGAGGCTCGGAGACGATAGCGGAGACCGGGTTCCCCCGGAAGGTAACAGTCCTCCCAATCTCCGAGACAATCTCGGAAGCGTCGGCCGCGAACTCGTCGAAGATACTCATCGGGTCAAGAGGTCAACTCTCCCTCGGGAGTCAATCGTCCCGGGAAAAGAAAAGGGCTCCCGGTTAGGGGAGCCCTTCGGCTAATCGGCTAGGCGATTAGTTACCGGGGTGGATAACAGGGACAATCGTGTTCTTGTTACCGAGGGCAACGCCGGTAAGCCACTCGAGCCGGAGGAAATGCTTGCCCGAGACCGGGTCGAAGAACTTCATAACGGCGAAGGAGAAGCCGGAGTCGGGGTCGGTCGCGACGGCGAAGTCGGCATAGGTAGCGGCCGAGACAGCGGGAGCGCGGTTGACGACGATAAACGAGGACTTGTTCCCGGCGATGCCGCCGAGGTCGGAGACGCCGGATTCGTAGGCGAAACTAGTCCCGCCGAGGAGCGAGGTCTCGTAGACATCGAGGCCGTGAATGCGGCCGACATTATTGTTCCGCATCACCTCGGAACCGCCGAGGGAGAAGACTTGAGCGACGGTGTTATCCGAGACGAGACCGCCGTAGTTGGCGACCGAGAGCATAAGGCTACGACCCTCGGGGGCGACATTCTTCGAGGAGAGTTGGGTCGCAATCGCGATGATATCGCTTCGGTCGAAGTCGCCGTCGCTGGCGAGCGAAACAGGGGTCGCGCCGGTGAGGTTGGTCGAGGTCACGAGACCGAAAGCCTTGTCGAAGATGCTCTTGACGACGGCATTAGCGGCCGGCTCGAGGAAGGTGTCGACGATGCGGTCGAAGGAGTAGGTCGCGGCTTCCTTCGGCTTAACCTCGATTTGGACATAGTCGGGTTCGCCGAGGGTGACGGAGCGAGCCTCGGAGACGGCATTCGAGGAAGCGTAGGAACCGGCATAGGTCGAGGCCGTGAAGGGCGACGCGATGCGGGTTACGACGGTCTCGCCGGACTGAGCGACATCGGCCGAGAAGTCCGTCGAGAGGACTTGGAGGCCGGCCAACTTGGGGAGGAGGGTCTTAAGACCGGCTTGCGCGATGATATCGGCAGAAAGACCGGCAAAGTTATTGGTGGACATAGTAGTTATTTACAGGGTGAAAGGGATTAGCGACCGACGAGGATTCGCTCGAATCGGTTATAGAACTCGGCCTTAGCCTTCGGGTCGTCGATAGAACGGAACTCGGCGAGAAGTTCGTCGCGGGAGCGAGGAGCCTCGACAGCGGCGGCGGGAGTCGCGGCGACCGGGGCAGGGAGCCCGGCGGCGGCGACAATCTTCGCGGCTTGCTCGTTAGCGTCGACCTTCGCGGTCTCGAGTTCGGCGACCTTGGCGGCGAGCGTGTCGCGCTCGGCGACGGCGGCGGCGAGGTTAGCGGAGGTCTCTTCGAGGGAAGCCTTCGACTTCTCGAGGGAAGCGACAGCCTCGGCGAGCGCGGATTCGGCGGCGACGGCCTTAGCCTCGGACGCGATGGCGCGGTCTTCGGGGCTGAGGGTTTCGGAATGTTCCGGGTTCATTATCTTTCCCCAAACGGTAAAGTTTTTATCTCAGCGGGAGACCTTCTCGAACTTCGAGAGAAGGGCATTAAGGGAGTTGGCCGTCCCGGTCGCGAGACCCTTAGCGACAGCCTCCCGGCCGGTGAAGACTTGACCCTCCATCGACTCGGCCGCGACACCCTTGCGGACGGACTTAACAGCCGTCTTGAATCGGGAATGAACCTCATTGATGGCGGCTTGCATAATCTCCTTCTCCTCGTCGGAGACAGTCGTCCCGGGGACGAAGCCGGCCTTATGCTTACCGGCTCGTAGGACTTCGACTCTTAACCCAAGTTGCTCGAGTTGCTTAGTCCGGTCGACCCAACTCACGAGAGCCCCGATGGAGCCGACCTTCGCGCTCGGAGCGACGACGACCTCGGTCGCTTGTGAGGCAACCCAATAAGCCGCCGAAGCCGCCATCCTGCCCGGGGCGACATAGGAGATGACCTTCTTCTCCTTCGCGAGATTGCGGACAACCTCGGCGGCTTCCTCGACTCCCCCGACAGTCCCGCCGGGCGAGTTGAAATCGAGGACGACCCTCTTAATCCCGGGAGCCGAAGCCCGGCTCTCGAGCGTGTCGGCGAACTCGTTAACATCGAAGCCTCCGAGCATCTTCTCGAGGGGGGAGAAGTCCGAGCCGACGACCCCGACAAAGGGGACGACTAGGGTAGAGCCTCGGACATACGGCTCGACGGAGCCGGCCGAGAGGAGTTCGGCAACGGACGCGGCCTCGCTAGCCGGGCGAGACGCGACCGAGGTAACTCGCTCGATGAACTCGACCGCCTCGACCTCGCGGATAAGGAGGGGCTCGAGATTGAGCAATCCGAGAGCGAGGTCTTTCATTTCAAATCCCGGGCTCGTCAAGTTTCCCGGCTGTCGAGCGCGGCGAGTTTCTTATCTGCCCATTCAGCCGCCCGGAGAGAGCCGTCCGCGTCTCCCGCCCATAGTAGCCAAGCGACGAGTCCGGCTCCGGGATAACCGGGAGCCTTCGGGTTCCGGTTCTTCGGAGCGCGGAGGTCGGACTTGTGCCTCTTTAGCCAAGCCGACAGCCGGCGAAGTTTCTCGACAGTAACCTTCCCGGTCGACGCAATCTCCCGGGCTTCGTTAATCGTCTGCCTCTTGAGTCCGTCACCGGCGAAACCCTTCTCGACATAGGCGAGACCCTTACGGCAGTTGGAGCGATAGAACGCGGGGACGGAGACGGTCTCCGAGTCCGGGGCTTGCGCTCGCTCGGTAAGCCCGGCGAACTTAGCCTCCGAGGTCTCGACGAGTTCGTCGTCCTCCTCGTCGACCGGCTCGGTCGAGTCGTCGTCTTCCCCCTCGGAGTCATCCTCGACGGAGGGGTCTTCGGGTTCGCCGTCCTCGACACCGGGAGCCGGACTAGCCTCGGCCGTTCCCTTCTTAGTCGAGGGAGAGAAAGCCGGAGTCAGCCAAGCGAAGCCGGGCTTAAAGAAGAACTCGAGGGGGACTCCGGTCTCCTTCGAGACGCGCATAATCTCCGCGAAGTCTTGAGCGCGGCCGCGAACCTCCTTCGAGAAGTTGAGACCTCGCTCGGCGAAGTCGTCCTTAAGTCGCTTAAGTCCGAACTCGATGTCGCTCCGATTCGCGTTGGACTCGCGGCCGGCATCGACCGAGATTCGCCGGGGATAGACAAAGGCGAAGGACTTCTCCCACCCATCGACGGCGGGGAGTTTGCCCTTCTCGATAGCGTCGGCGATAACGAAGGCAGTCCATCGGCGAAGGAACTTCTCGATAGCGTTTTGCCGGAGACGGACGCGACGCTCGACCCGGGCGACGACGAGACGGACGACGGCTCCTCCCATCTTATTCGGGTCGATGAGCCAATCGGAAGGAAGCCCGGTCGCGACGAGGGAGTCGCGGTTAAGATGGTCGACGAAGCCGGTAAAGGTCGACGAGGGGCGGGACGAGGAGAAGGACTCGAGACGCTCTCCGGGAGAGATGGCGACGGTCACGCCGCCGGCGCGTCGGTCGATATCGTCGGGGTCGGTTCCCTGCCCGGCTGAGTTAGTCCCGAGAATCCCCGCGTCGTTCTCGTCGAACTCGCCGGCTTGTGTAGTTAGCGTCCTAGCGATTCGGCTATTTTCCTTAACCGCGACTTTCTCGGCCGCGAGTATTTCCTTAAGGTCTCGGAGCGTCGGGATAGCCGCGACAAGCGGAGAGATACCCCTCGCGCCGGAGTAGTGTTCCGGTTCGTAAATATGAGAGACAGCCGACGCGGGAATCTCCCGGGTTCGTCCGTCGTCCTCGATAACGCGATAGGCAACCGGGCGACCGACGGAATCAAACTTGATGCCATCAACCCAACCGGGCTCGGAGTTCGAGGGTGAATACTGCCCACCCATCCCGACCCGGTGAGCCTCGAGGAGTTGGACTTTCGGATTCCCCATCTCGTCCCGGACGAAGACGGCCATAATATCTCCGTCGACATCAATAGCCCGGCAGATGAGATGCTCCATCTCGACGAGCGTAAAGCGTCCGCAAATCGTCGGGGCGATATTGGCATCCTCGACGATTGCCTCGGCCTTAGTCCGGTAGTCGTCGTCCGGGTGCTGAATCTCCGGAGTTATGCCGGTATCCCCGACCGCGTAGGTCGCGACCTCGGAGACATAGGCTCGGACTACGCCGGAGGACTTCTCGAGCGACCGGAGGAGCCGCATCAACTCGATGCGGTCGGCCGAGGTCATCTCCTTACGGAAGTCGGCCGGGGCTGTATGGTTAACCCGGGCGCGAGCGTAGGACTCCCGGACGCTATCGAAGTTCGACGCTCGGGGAGCGAGGAGCCCGGCTAGGTAGGCTCGGGCTCGGGTGATTAGGGAGGCTCGGGGTCGGGGCATTAGGAGAAGTCTTTACCTCGGAGGTCGGAGATTAGGAATCTACGGCGACGACCCCAAACCTCGGGGTTCAGTTTCCTCAGCGCGAACTTAACTTCGTCGAGGACTACATCGACCGGGAGTGTAAAGGCTTTCCCGACCGAGGTTCCCGAGTCGGAATAATTAAGGACGACGAGACCCTTCGAGATTGCCTCGCGAGCCTTGTCGCGAATCGAAAGAAGTTCGGCTTCGGTAAAGCCGATGTCCGCTAGGATGCCTCGAGCCATTTAACCTCCCGGCTCGGGAAAAGAAAGAGCCCCGGGGTCTCCGGGGCTCGTGGCCGGCGAGGTTCGGGGCTTAGGCTCCCCGGTCGCGGACGACGGCGAGGAGGGCGAGGAGGGTCTCGTCCGGGACGCGAGCCCCGGTGGGGATTCCGAGGAGGCTCTTCGCCCCCCTCCTCCAATCGGCTTGGAAGCCCGGCGCGGACTTCGACTTGTAAGGTCGGAAGGTCGCGAGGGCGGTTCGGGCTTGTGCGGCGGCGGCGAAGCAATCGAGATTGCGGAGCCGGGCTTCGACGAGTTCGAGGTAGTTCATCGGTTGGGTTGGGTTAGGAGTTAGGCGACCTCCGGCACAAGCCGGACACCGGCCGCAATCGCGGCGGCTCGGGCGCGGAAGAACTTAATCCGGTTCTTCCGGTTCGGGGTGTTCTCGAGCCGGAGTTCCGCGACGCGGAGGTCTTCGGCGGCGATTTGCTTCTTCTTGTCTTGGGTGTTCATCGGGTGGGTTGGGTTGGGGAGATTAGCGGACTTCGCCCTCGTAGGTCGGGACTTCGAGTTCCCGGGCGAGTTGATGGAGCCGGGACTGAGCGAGGCAAGTCGTCGTCGAGTCGAGACCGACCCGGGCGAGGGTGAGGTTCGCGACGCGGAAGGCAGATAGAGCCTTCTTGCTTCCGGCCTCGGCGACGAGGGCGGCTAGGAGGGCTCGGGTAGCGGACTCCTCGATTTCGAGGGCGGCGGCGAGCGGGGACTTGGTAGGGTTGTTCATCGGGTTAGTTATTGGGTTGCCCGGATAGTTGAACCCAACCGAACCCCATCGTCAACACCCAAATAAAGAAAGTCCCGGAACCCGCATAAATACAGGGAAAGAAACTTATTCCGAGGTCTCGTCCCCGGTGTCTTCCTCCTCGACCGGAGGGGTCTCCCCGGCCGGCTTCGGCTTCGCGTCCTTGCCTATCAAACCGAAGGCGAGAGCCGGGAGGATTTGAATAACCTCACAGTCGAAGAGGTGATTCGCTCTCTTGCTTTGAACCTTCCAAATCGGTCGACCCGATGCGTCGAGGACGCGACGCTCGGAAGTCATTTGCGCGGAATACTCGTCGCCGGCATCGTGAGGGTAAGTATGACGACCGGAGCGACGGAGCCGGTAGAGGATATCCTTAAACGGAAGATTCCCGAAATAGTAGACGCGACAACTCATCTTGCCCGACTCGACGACTCGCGGCCGGGCATAGGGTCGGAACTTCGTAATGATTTTCCCGGAGGCTGTCTTGACGCGCCAAGGGAACTCGTTTCGCCGGTCGCCGCGTGTCGCGTTCCAACCGAACCGGGAGGCTTGTCGGGTGACTGTGTCGGTTTGGTCTCCGGAGTCGACGAAGACGAATGGGGAGATAATCCCGAACTTCCTCCGATATTCGTCGACCTCGTCGAAGGTCGTTAGGAATGTCCAATCGAGGAGCCGGCTCCGGCCATCCTCGCTCCAACTCCGGACGAGCGCGAAGAAGCCGTTCCTCTGAACATCGACCGAGAGGAACCGGAGTCGGACGATATCCTTCGAGCCCTCCGAGTAGGACGGCTCGACCTTCCGGGTTCGGAGATTGTAGCCGCCCTCGTCCGGCCAATCCTCGCCGCGCTTGTAGTTCCCGGCCGGAATCTCCGTAGCCGAGTCGATGCTCGACGGAGACCAAGCGACCGCCTCCTCCTTCTGTTTGAATATCCTCATAGGTTCCTCATCCCCCGCGTTAAGGGCTAGCCGGGCTCGCCCCCATTCGCTAGCAATCTCCCCCCAAGGGCGAGCGACGAGCGAGGTATAATGGAAGCCGCGAAGCCGGGGACTCGCGTTCATATTCTGAGCGACATACTCCGAGCGCGAGTTGAGTAGAGCCCGGGTCGAGGGCTTGTCCTCGAAGAGCGAGCCGCAACCGCAACAGGCTAGCCGCGTCGACGACTCGAGGAGACGGAAGTCGAAGCCCTCCGGGGTAACGGCTCCGTCGGCGAACTTGAGATTTCGCATCTCCCAAGGCTGAACCCGTCCGCAATCCGGGCAGGCGAAAGACCATTCCCGGCGGTCGGTCGTCGCGAAGATTGAATCCCAATCGTCCCCGACGATGCCGGCTTGACTCTCGAGAATATGCTTTCCCGCCCATTCAAAAGCCTTCGTTCTCTTGAGAGCCTCCGCGAGACGGCCTTTCTTCCAAAGGTAGATTTCCGTTCCTAGGACATACTTCGTCGTTATGGATTGGAGATTCTTGATATTGTCCGCGCCTCGGATAAAGAAGTGAGCCCGGTCGACCGGGAAGGAGTCCCATTGAAACTCCTTCTTCGGCGGGAGGAGCCGGGCTGTCGAGGCGCAGTTCTCGAGCAAAGGACGGAGCCGGGTCTCGGCTAGGAGTTTAGCCTTCGAGTCGGTCGGAGCGTAGACGACGGCGGCGGCGGGAGCCCGGCTCGCGATATACGGAACGCAACTCTCGAGGACTAGCGAGCCGCCTGTCTGAATCGGCTTCATTAGGGCGACGAGTTGAACGAGGGGGTCGAAGCAACTCTCTAGGGGTTCCCTCAGCCAAGGGGTCGTCACTAGGGAGAACCTCCCGCGCTTAGGGCTGTAAGGAATGTCGAGGATTCCCTCGCGGCTCGACAGCCAATCGACAACCCCTAGCCGGGACTCCGGACGGAAGACGCTCCGAAGGTCTCTCTCGAACTCGGCCGCGACATCCTCGGGAGTCTGAATCATTCCAAGCCGGGAGCCTCCCCCTCCTCCTCCTCGGGTAGCGGAGCCGGCTCGTCCTGTTTCTCCGGCTCATCGGACTTCTCGGGAGCGTCTCCCAAGTCCTCGCCGAAGAGCGACTCCGTCGCGTCCTTAGCCTCGGAATAAAGCCGGGCTAGGACTGTCGCCCGGAAATCGCGGAAAGCCTTTAGCGCGAGAGCCGGGTCGTTAGGGTTCGCCTTCGGAGCGAACTCGAACTCCGCGTTCTCTAACTCCGACCGGACTCCCCCTAGAACCTTGCGGAACCTCTCGAGCGAGGTCGCCCGGGTTATCAACTGCCGGGAGGCGAGAGCCCTAGCCGTCGCCTCCTTCTCGATTCGGAGTAGCATCGAGAGAGACTTATCGTAAGCCGTGAATCGCTTCGACGAGTCGGGAGCCGGAGGGTTAGACCTAAGCGACCTCAGCCACTCCGACCGGGTGAAGTCCACCAATCGCCTTTGCTTCTCTAGAGCGTCCGCGATTGCGTCCGCGTTCTTGACCGGGAGCCGAGGGGCATCCTCCGCGCCGACTGTCCCGGTCGCCCCGGGCTCGGACGATACCTCGCCGGCTCCGGCGACGGCTTGCTCCTCGAGCCTCCGGTTGAGGTTCCCTACGGCTCCCGCCCGGCTCGCTCGCCAAGCCTCCGCGTCCTCGACCGAGGACAAGGGCATTCCGGCCGCGACCATTGCATTGATGCGAGCCCGGGCGAGCCCCCATCTATTCGCAAGGTCTATCTGCCGGACAGCCATTATCAACCCTCGCTCAAGTCGAACTTATGATTGCACCGGGGACACCGGACGGACGAGTCCGGAGCCTCGCCCCCATCTCCGGCCGGCGGGATATCCTCGTCGCTCTCCGGGTTAAGGATTGCCTCGACCTCGTCCGAGTTGAACCCGGCCGCACCCAAAAGTGAGTCGTCGAGCGCGGCGACCTCGGCCGAGAGGAGAGCATCGTCCCACCCTGCCAAGTCCGCGAGCCGGTTATCGGCGAGGCAGTAAGCCCGAGCCTCGTCCCGGGAGAACCCGGTTAGGACGACGACCGGGACGCGGTCTAGCCCGGCTAGGCGAGCCGCCGTCGTCCGGCCGTGGCCGGCTACGAGTTCTCCGTCCTCGAGGACGATAGCCGGCGAGACGAAACCGAACCGGGAGATAGAATCCCGGAGCCTCTCGAGTTGCTCCGGCGAGTGAGTCCTCGCGTTACCGGGGTAGGGCTTGAGGTCGTCTAGCGACCGGAACTCGAACCGGACGCGGCTCGGGACGGAAGAGTCTTCGCGTTCTTCGCGTTTCATTTAGACGAAGGTTTTTGGGGGTTAATGAGTTGAGTCATTTTGTCCGAGTTCGCAAAAAGTCGATTAGAGGGCATAAAATCGCGAGTATTTACACATAAAAAAGGGGGGTTTGGTCGTTCGCCCGACC